AAAGCCGATTGGTCAGAGCCGTTAAATCTTTTTACGGTTATTGTGGCAGAGCCTTCCGAAAGAAAATCGCCTATCATCAACCTTATGACAAAACCGCTTAACGAGTATGAAGCTGAATACAACAGCCGAAATGCCGCCGAGCTTGAGGCGAGTAAGATGAATAAGCGCATTCTTGAAAAACGGCAACGAGCCTTAGAAGACAAAGCCGCCAAGGGCAAAGCCGACAGCGGTGAGCTTGAGCAACTGGCTCGGCAGATTGCTTCCTATAAAGAAAGAACTCCCCTCCGCTTATACGTGGATGACATTACCACCGAAAAGCTCAACTCGGTGCTTGCTGACGGTAATGGAAAAGCCGCCATTATATCCGCCGAAGGAGGCATCTTCGATATGCTCTCGGGCATTTACAGCAAAAACGTCAATATCGACGTTATGCTCAAAGGCTATTCCGGGGACTCCATTCGTGTTGACCGCGTTGGCAGAAACAGCGAAAGCATTATGAACCCTGCGCTGACAATATTGCTTACCGTGCAACCGAACGTGCTTTCCGAGGTTATGCAAAACGGCACTTTCCGAGGAAGAGGTCTTACGGCGAGATTTCTTTACTGTATGCCCACCTCTCTCGTAGGCAGACGCCGATTTCACACCACACCAATTCCGCAAGAAGTAAGCTCTGCATATGAGAGGCTGATCAAAAATCTCTTGGAAGACGAGCAATCGGCAAGCCTTGAAATGATAACGCTTTCTGCGGAAGCCGAGGCGTTGCTTGAAGCCTTCTCTAACGAGGTGGAAGATAAGCTCAAGACCGAGTATGCGGACATTGCTGATTGGGCGGGAAAGCTCGTGGGCGGTGTTCTGCGAATCGCAGGCATTCTGTGCCGAGCCTCGGTTATGCGTTGCTGCGATTTTCTTGCAGTAAATAACGAACTTATCGTATCCGAGGAGGTTATGCAAAACGCCATTACCATCGGCAGATATTTTGCGGAACATTCCAAGGCAGCATTCTCACGTATGGGTGTGGACGAGCGTATGAAGCAAAGCAAATATGTACTGTCCGCCATCGTCAAAAACGGACTTGCCGAGTTCAGCCGACGTGACATAATGCGTCTGTGCCGTAGTTTCAAAACAGCCGAGGAACTTCAGCCGACCCTTAACCACCTCACCGAATACGGCTACATTGCCCCCAAAGGTGATGATGCCAAGTTCGTCAAAGGCAGACCGACGGGACAAATATATCTCGTTAACCCCTGCGTCCATCAAAACGCATCGTGAAATACGAATTATGTCCTTTTTGTCCTTTGTCCCTATAGCGTAAAAACGCAGAAATATATAGAAATAATAATCGTTAAATTACTGCTGTTATTATTCCTATGATGACAGGCGTTTGAATTTATACGCTTATGGGACGCGTGACAAAAAGGACAAAAACCAAGAAAGGAGGAAAACCTATATGAGCAAATGTGATGTTAAGCAAAACGCCCTGTGCAAAAGCCTTGGCCCCGACTATCGCATTCTTTACATTGACCTTGAGCGTTGCATTTACCGCGATTTCGGTAACAGCTTTGACGTTGAAATCAGCGGGACTCACACAACGAGTAACCGTAAAACCGCTACCGTTTATCTTTGGTATGTACCCGAAAAGATAACGGTCAAGCGCGTTAGCGGTGTCAAGCAGAGTGATATCGGGAAGGTCGTGGACGAACTGTATCAGTTCAGCCAAGAGCTTTTGCGCAAAGGAATCACCGACCGAGACACTTTGTGGAAAATCCGTCGCACGGCTTCTTCGTGACCCCGCCTAAGGGGGGGTAATATCCCTACAACTAAAAAAGCGGAAAGCGGTCACGGCCCCGTACGCTAATTCTCGGCGATTTCAAACACAAAAAACCAAAAAATCAAACAAAAAAGGAGTAATTATTATGTCAAAAGACGGAACCAATCGTGGCGGTTCTCGCCCCGGTGCCGGCAGAAAACCTAAAGGTATCGCGGAAAAAATCGCCAACGGCAATCCGGGCGGCAGAAAACTGACCGTCCTTGACTTCGGTGATGGCATTGCAAACCTTGAAGGTTGCGATATGCCTCCCGTAAAAGAATATCTGAAGGCAAAGCAGAAGGATGGTCGTACCACCTGCGCCGAGGATATTTTCAAAGAAACTTGGGAATGGCTTCACGAGCGTAATTGCGACAAGCTCGTCCCCACACAGCAAATCGAGGCATATGCTATGTCCGTTGCCCGTTGGATACAGTGCGAAGAAGCGGTATCCGAGTTCGGCTTCCTTGCAAAAAAGCCGACAGGCACGGTTACATCTTCACCCTATGTCACGATGAGCCGTGAATATATGAAGCAAGCCAATACCGCTTGGTATCAGATCTACCAAGTCGTGAAGGAAAACTGCTCTGTGGAGTTCGGTGGTCCCACTCCGCAGGATGACGTTATGGAGCGTTTGCTCCGTGCAAGAGCGGGTCACAAAAATTAATACAAAAAAGGAGTAACTATTATGAACAACACCAAAACCATCAACGATTATCTCGACAGACTTGAAACCTTGAGAAAAGAGGCTCTCGGTATCAAGGACGACCCCGCCGCAGAGGCACTTAAAACCGACGAGGCTTATGCCCGTGCATTTAGGGACATGCTTCACACGGGTATGCCCAGTAATGCCCTCAAAAAGGGTAGCGACGGCTCGGGCGGATATCTTATCCCCGACACTTTTGAAAAGAAGATTGTGCGCGCTCTTACCGAAAAGAGCCTTCTCCGTAAGCTTGGTACGGTTATTAAAACCAACAAGCGTATGAAAATCCCCACCATTGTTTCCAATGGTAAAGCCACTTGGGTGCCTGAAGGAGAGCCTGTGCAGTTTACCGAGCCTGTGTACGGTGAAATCGTCCTTGATGCGTACAAGCTTGCACATAAGGTTATCGTTTCCGATGAAATGCTTGAGGATGCTGACTTTGATGTAGAAGATTACATCCGTCAGATGTTCGTAGAAAGCATATCCGAAGCTGAAGAGAGAGCATTCTTTAGCGGTGACGGAAACGGCAAGCCTCTCGGCATTCTTCATCAGGCAGAGGTAGGTGCTGAAACCGCCAAAGCCGACTATATCGATTTTGACGACATCATCAATCTTATTCACTCGGTCAAGGAGCCTTACCGCAAAAATGCCGTTCTCGTCCTTTCTCAGGATGCGGTGTGCAAATTGAGACTTCAGCGCCTTTATCGCGGTCATCCCGGATTCGATGATCCTTTGAAGGACGGAGACCCTGAGCTTCTTATGGGATGTCCTTACTACATCTGCGACCACCTCGACCGTGTTGAGGGCGGTGGCATTGCGGCAATGTACGGAGACTTCTCCTACTTCTGGATTGGTGAACGTGGCAAGCGTAGCACCAAGCGCCTTGTCGAGCGTTACGCTGACAACGGACAGGTTGCATACATAACCTCAGAGCGTATTGATGCCAAACTCGTTCTGCCCGAAGCCGTAAAGCTCCTTAAGGTCAAGGCATAATTCCACAACCGGGAGAGTAGCCATTTCGGTTGCTCTCCCCCTATCACAGGAAAGGAGATATTTATATGAAACCGCAAGATAAAATTGCAATCGATAACCTTCGTATGGAAGGTAAGTCTGCCGGGGACATTTCCATCGCACTTAATCTTTCGATAAACACCGTCCGTTCTCATATTCGTCGCCACCCTGATATCCCCAATGCTCGCCGTTGCAAAACTTGCGGTGCATTTGTGGCGCAACCTACGGGGAGACGTGAAAAGAAATTCTGCTCGGATAAGTGCCGTATGGATTGGTGGAATTCCCACGGCGAGGAAATCAATAAAAAAGCATATTACACCCTCGTTTGCGAGGAGTGCGGAAAGGAGTTTGAGAGTTATGGAAACAACCGTCGCAAATACTGCTGCCGAGCGTGTTACCTTATCGCCCGCAGAGCAAAATCCGTATGATCCTACGAGCCTTATGCTTTACCATACCTCGGCGGGACTTGTTGAAAAGCTCGTAAAACAAGGACTTTTGACTCCTTCCGATTACAAAAAAGCCATTGACGTATTAAACAAAAAATACGGCTTATCTTCGTGTAGTATATTCGCAGAAATCGCTTGACTTTCAGGGCGTTTAGAGTGATATATATAGTACCTTATAAAT